CTGTGAAAGCATTTGTTTCAGATTGGTAAGCAGTTTTAATCTGAGAACCAGTTTGATCTGCAGTAGCACTAGCTTCGATTGCAGCTAATTTGCTAAACTGAGCATCGGTGAAAGCATTCGTTTCGCCTTGATAAGCAGCTTTAATCTGAGCAGCAGAGACAGCTCCAGTGTTACCAGCTACACTTAGTACAGCATCAGTAGGTGTTGCTAATAGAGTGTAGTCGCCCATTGAGCCAGCACTTCCACCATTGTGTACATAAGATTTGTTCTCGTCTGAACGTACAACTACATCACCTTCTTGAGCAGTTAAAGCCAGTTGTGCAGATTGGCTATTAGCAGTTTGTACAGTAGTCAAAGCTACAGCAGTTACAGCGATAGTGCCAGAACCTGAGATAGATACGCCTGTGCCAGCACTCAATGCTGCTACTACGTTAGCCGTGTCTGTAACGTTTGCTGAAGCTTCTATACCAGCTAGCTTAGTAAACTGAGCATCGGTGAAAGCATTACTTTCAGCTTGATAAGCAGTTTTAATCTGAGAACCAGTTTGGTCTGCAGTAGCACTAGCTTCAATAGCAGCCAGCTTAGAGAATTGGGCATCTGTAAAAGCATTTGTTTCAGCTTGGTAAGCAGTTTTAATCTGAGAACCAGTTTGGTCTGCAGTAGCAGAAGCTTCAATGCCGTCGAGTTTAGTTCCGTCTGTTGCTACATCACGCCCATCTACTGTTGAGTTTGTGGTCAAAGCACCTGTTAGTGCACCACCAGATAGGGGTAGCTTGTCTGTAGAGTTGCCTTTTAATTCAACGATAGCTCCAGCATTATTCTTTGTATAGACTTTTTCGTCTGTTGTGTTAATTGCTAATTCAGCTTCTACTAAGTCTGCTGTTTGCGGAACTCTGTTTGCAACTGAACTGCGTTTGATTTTGATTGTATTAGCCATATTTTGATTACCCTTATATAGAGGTTTATGTTAATTCGTTAGTAGTAGTCTTAGCCACACAAATATATGCAAGCTGCTATTTTTTCTTCGTCAGTTGAAGTAAAAGAAACTGATTCCCGAACACGTGCTACTGTGTGTGATCGAACAATATTGTCTGATTGTTTCATGCCTTTTCCTGCTGTTGAACTCGTAACAACTAAATCTCCAGCCAATAGATTTCCACCCTCGCCAGTGAGGTTTATTTGTCCTTCTCCAAGCGCATTGACTGCCATGATTTTATAGTTGTTTTTAGCGGATTCATAATCTGAGGACATAACAATTCCATCCTCTGTCATTTCTTCAATAAAAGCGGCTGGTTTTCGGTCTGATAAAGCACCGTTATTTGCTACGATCACGCCCAACACTGCTACTTGGTTTGCAGAGCTAGAAGCCTCAACGGAAAATATCGTGTTAGATAAACCACGCCTAGCGATACAAGACACATCAACTACTAAATCACCCATTGAAACTGTTTCATCGTTTGCAACTAAACAATCATGTGCGCCAGTGAAAGGGCCATAGTTTGAGCCAGCACCTTCGGCATAAAAATCATAACCATTTGCCGCACCAATTAGGCCAGACGTTTGTACCCTGCTACCCACTGTGTAATAATTTGTCCCTCTAATGCCATGAGCACTAGTTGACGCATAATTTGAGGGTACTTGACCAAATACACCAGGATGGGCTTGCCGAGTTGTGCCTGTCACTGCCGCAGCGGTACTCACGTTTAAATTGTTAGCAGAAAAAATACCACCAATGATTCCATCTGTCCAAACCACACCAGCTGCATTGACCTCAAAAGCCTTAGAACTTGGTGTATTACCAGATCCTACCTGTAGCGCAATGTTAGCAAGAACGGAATTTGCGGTTATTTTTCCACCGTTTATTGTCGTTGAGTTGGCATTTACGTCAGCTGCTGCACTACCTGCTGACAATGGAGTTAACGAGTTAGATCCATCAGAAATAGTGTTAGAGTTCGTAAACGATACCACACCATCAAATGTGAACAATGCAGTTGGTGAAGTGAAAGACACAGAACCTGTGTTAGAACCAGCCGACGACTCAGTCGATTGGTATCGAGATGTCCAGTATTTATTACTGTTTCCTACATCTACTTCAGGAGGCGTTGTACTCCAGTTGCTGGTGAGTCCTCCTAAAGTATTATTAGAGAATTGGTACGAGGAAGCAGATGGTGTTGAAGGTGCAGAACCTGCAGCTACTTGATAGTAAACTAAACCACTTGCTACCTTTTTACCATTAGTACCATTGGTACCATTGTTGCCATTAGTACCATTGTTACCATTAGTTCCGTCAGCTCCTACATAGCGAGTCCATGTGTAGTCTGAAGCAGTGCTAGAGTCTGCAGACGTATTGTCTACGTATGTCCCTATGAAGTTTTTATTGCTGGGTGATTGACTAAATCCTCCACCTGAAGAAGTGTCTGCGTAAGCTATGTGGAAGTAACTCGTTTGGCCATTCGACCCGTTATTTCCAGCTATACCCTGATCTCCATCTTCTCCATCTGCTCCTACGAATAAAACCCATGCGTAGTCTGAAGGAGTGTTGCTATCAGCTGATGTAGAATCTACGTAAGTTCCTATATAAGTTTTCCCACTAGGAGATTGACTAAAGTTAGCTCCAGAAGAAGAAGTTCCGTAAGCGATATGGAAGTATGTAGAAGAACCAGCAGCACCAGCAGCACCGACATTTCCGTTTAATCCGTTACTGCCATCGTGCATATCGTGTGCAGTTGCATAACCTATTGCTATAGCCATAAGTAATTCCCTCTTTAAGTGTAATTTATTGTATGGTTAAGTTGTTTAAAAGTATACACTGAAGCTCCCTCGTACTGAAGGAGCTTAGATGTTGCACTTTTAAGTTGGAGTGTAGTTTATTTCACAAGTGAAAGTAGCACTACCGCTAGTTGTTGCTCCGAGTGCTGTGCCGTCAGCTTCTACTGTTAAAGTTACTGCATCGTAAGCAGTACCTCCACCGCCCAAACTGTTGTTTGCAGTCGAACCTGTCACTGCTGCTTTGTTAGAGTTAGTGATCTGTGCTCGAGATCCTCCAGCAGGAGTGTAGTACCAAGCGTAGCTGTTAACCTCAGTTCCTGATTGACCGTAGTGAGGCAACTTGACGCCTCCCTTAAGCAAGAATGAAGTATATGTAACTGTGCCTGCGTTATTTAGCATCTCAGAGTTTCCTGCAGTTGCTTCTATAACATTTATATATGAAGCACCGACTGACTGAGAAACACCAGCAGTAACGAATTGTGTTACAAGGGAATACCCAGAATATACAGAGTTAGTCCTAACAAACCTCGTTCTAAAAGCGTAACCTGTAGTAGGAGAAAGATTCTCTACAAATTCTACTAGATTATTACTAGAGTCAATTTGTGTAGTTGGTATCCTGACAGTAGAGAAACCAGCAGAGTCTGCTGTCATCAATGTTACTGTTCCTAAAGAAGATACAGATACTGTACTAGCAGCTTTGAATGTATCCCCGACCACTGCTGAAGCTGGGCCACCTACAGAGCTTGCACTCCAATTGCTGGCTGATGCCGCTGCGATCTTATAGACATTCCCTATTACGATGGAGTTAACTGCACTTGCAGCTTGATCCAGAACAGCGTACTGTAACTCGTAGTAGTCTATGAAAGGGTCTACTGCTTTCCCCCAAGAGACTTTTACACGCCCTACGGGGATAACTATACCTATCGCATTCTTTCCTGCCAGATTAGCATTTGCTACTGTAGGAGCATTTGGAACTTCTGTAGTAGCGAATGGATTAGGAAGATCCGTATCTGGTGAATCATTCTCAAAGATAAGACCTGTTGCGTCTACATCATAGACTCCAGAGTTATATTCTACCATTACGACTTTTACATTGCCGTCTTCTTGTAGCTCCAGTCTGAGAAGTCTAAATTGTTTTTGATACCATCCAGCATTCTCGTTAGTGATATCTACAATATCGCCAACATCGTTAGCTAATGCAGATATATTAGTCTGGAATCCTACAACTATTTGTTGTCGAGACTGTCTCAGGTTTTGCCTTACTATCTCTTGTGCACAATATCTGCTAGCTACGAAGTCCATACGAACACTTTGTTCTAAGACTACGCCTCTGTCAGCGTCATTCCGCATATTTGGATCATCGAAAAATACAGTGTCGTACATCCAGTTTTTCTGAGGATTGAAAAAGCTATATCTAGCCCTATTGTAAGTATTTGACTTATCTCCTAGAGTTATGTCGATAGCTCCTATCGTATTACTTTCATCAAAAAGAAAAGGAAGTATAGAAGGATTCTGAGCAATACCCTTTACAGTAAACCTGCTATAAGCGTTCTCGAACTTATCGATAACCAACTTGTACTTTCCTGCAGAGAATATTAAGAATCCTCTACAAGATGATAGTATCTTTTTCGTATTATCGAAAGTGTTTTCATCTACGTTTAGAACTCCATCTAATCTAAACAATTTCTGTTCAGACCCTCCAAGAATTGCTTCTAAGGATTTTGGTGGTGGTGCTCCAGTGCTTAGACCTATTACGGTACCAAAGACAGCAGATTGAGCAACAGTCTTCTGCACTGTTCCTGTAAAGATATCTCCAACTTTTGCATCTGTGGGTCCACCGACTGAAGACCAGTTTGCAGATGCTACAGTAAGTATGCGATACTTTGTTCCATTGTTGATAAAGTTTTCAGCGAACGTGTCGTATATTTCTAATGTAGTATTACAATGGTTGTAGGCTGCTCGAAAAGAAGCAATATCCATCTGTGCAGCAGAAAGACCTCGTCCGTATGTAGTATTTGTTAAGTAGTCGTACAGTATAGCTGAAGGATTTCTATCCCACTTCTTGTTAGTTATAGTTCCTAATACGTCTGGAACCTTCACCCCTTTTAGGTCGACAACTACATTAGGTATGCCACGGAAAACATCTCTGTCGTAAGTAAACTTACACATTATGTAGCACAATCCTAATAGTCTTTTATCTACATCCCAGTTAAGAGGGAATGTTGCGTCGTTGTTAAAGTTAGCTTTAGTTATAGCAGATTGTGTAGTAGTTCCTGTTTTGTAGTAGAACTCACAATGTCCAGTATATCTTGACTTGACTTCTCCAACAGTTCCGTAAGTTGCTAAGTCTGCAACGTTAGTTGTAACTGTGGAAGTAAATAAGTCCCCAACTTCCTGAGCTAATACTCCACCGAGTGCTCGCCAGTCTGGTTGTTTGATTGAGGTTATGCGGTATACAACTGATGTTTGCAGAGTGTCCACACTTACAGCGTCTTTGCTGCTTGTCGTTGTTATGTGAGTATTAGCATTCAATGAACTGAGGACTAATTCGTCATCGTCTATGTACACTTTTTGTATACCTTCAACTTCTCCTTCACCTAATACAATACACATCCAGAAATTCTTGTTGTCGTTATTACATGCTTGGTATACCTTAGATCCGCCTACTTTTCGGAATCCGTATACCACTGGAATGGGTGCGTTGTTACTGACTTTGTTTGTTAGTACTCCTTGGTCTTCTGGTTCTACATTAGACTGATTGCCTCCAGGAGTAAAAAGAGTTTGAGCTAAGTAAGATAATCCTACTGACACAATTGTAGACACGATAGTGAACATTATGCCCGTTGACGCACCTACTATTGCTGTTGCTATTGCTACTGGCATACTACCCTCCTATCCGATTCTTAAGTATTTATGTTTACCGATTATTTGGTCAGGCTTTACGATATGTAATCCTGTGGTACTTACTACTGCAATCCTGTTAGGACTTAACACCAATGCTATTGGATTCCAACATTCATAAGAGTAGCAGAGTACGTCGCCTTTGTTCTGGAAGCCTTCTAAAACAGTTGTTGTAGGGATGTCTGCTTCAAGGTAAACCCACTCTGGCCCTGACATCTCTGCGAACTCTCTAGCAGTCTTCTCACAGTTGTAGCGACCTTCGATCATGTCTTCTACAAACTTAGTTCCATACTTCTCGTCAAACCATCCAAATGCGAATGTAGTACAATCAAACTTGTTCCACTGGAATTCCGTGTCTTTAAACCGATCTGTGTAGTCGTGTATGTCTAGGTTAGCTATCATCTGTAGTTCTCCCCCACCATATTTCTGTATTGCTATCAGAGTTAAACTCAAATCCAGTATCTGCAGCTGAAAGACCGTTAATGGATCTATACAAATCCTGCTCACTCTGGTTAGTCTTGCGGCCATTCCTTCTTTCAAAGTCTATGAAAGTAGAAGCAGCAGACAAAGATATAGTAGAAGAACCTGAGGTAGGATCATCTGTTATCACTGGAGTGTCGATATTCCCAGAGAATGTCAACAAAGGTACGTGTTGTACCACTTCGTTGTCATCTAAGAATACTCGATAGACTTTCATTGGTTGGTCGAGGTACTCGTATTGAAGAAGTGCAGCAGTGAATGTGCGATCAACTCCTGACAAAGTTACACTTATGCTAGAAATTTGTAAGTCTGTTGACTCCTTTATGGTGTCAAATGATAGCAAGTTTCCTGTTGCTTGATAAACGTTAGTTGATCCGTCGATAGTCAGTGTCAAGTCTTTGTAACAGTCTGTCATGTATACTTCGACACCTTCTGATGCAACAGAGCTACCTGCTTTACCCAAAGCTCTTAGGGACAAATGTATTGCGTGATATGACCTTACATTGTCTGAGTATAATCTGCCTAGTATTTCTAGGTCACTTGTTTGTGATGTGTTTAATCTAGGCATAATTTATATTTCCCTAAGTAATTAGAACGTCTCTTCGAACGTAAGTTTAAATCCATTGTATAGTTGTATCTCATCGATATTGGTGGTCCAAGAATCATTCTTTAGAGCCACGTTAAATGGGATACTGTTGAGAGGGGCTACCGAAATCGTAGTATTAGTATCTATAGCTTCTCTCAATGGTGGATCAAAGTATAGAGCAGCAGGACTGCCACCACCTAAAGTTGCGAATTGATCTACGGTTGTTCGGATGCCTGTTATGCCATTGTTGATACTGGCTATCAGAGCAGGTACGTGAACTTTTCGACCATTTGCAGTTCCACCTGTCTTTGCTGCAACGTTAACTGTCACAGTACCAAATGAAGCAGATGCAGAGAATCCTTGGGCAGATATAGCATTTATGGCAGCAGCAATCTTAGCCCCTATCTGAATGTACGTATCTGCAGCTAATGTGGCTACGGTAACTACAACGGCTGCGCTATCGTCTGAAGTACCTGCTACGTTAATAAGAGGTAGACCAATTAACAGATTTCCGTTAAGTTTAGGAGAGTTAGTATCTCTCTTCGATTCTACAATTATAGTAGCTGACTGAAAGTAAGTTCCAGTTGAAGATAGCTCAAGTGGTTGAGTAGTCATGTAAATCTTAGGATGGTTGCTGAACTTGATAAACGTACCAGCTTCTATCTTGTCTGTTGCTGCAGCAAAGCTAACAACACCAGATGCCCTTTTGACCACAATTCCTCCACCGATTGGTGTAGAAGCGTAAGCAGTGATAGGGGCAATAGCTGCTGCCAGCTTAGTGTCTCCAGTGTTTGTAAATAAAGACGTAGCTGGGTCTATCTCAAACTGCCCAGCTCTGCCGTTTTGTGCCTGTAAGAAGCCCAATAAAGGAGATATCTGAGAACGTGTCATAGGTGGGTAGTTGTAATCTATCCTCCAACGCTGCCCACCACGTGTACGCGACTGACGAGCAAAGCTGTGGGAATTTGTTACCACTGTTTGAAATTCAGAAGTGACTACCATTGAGGTAGGTTTAATACCGTTGGGGAAACTGGCTATAGCCATGTGTATCTCCTTGTGTTAAATTAATTTATTGTGCGTTACTTACGTGCTGCGATTGACTGACCAAAGTACATACCTACGACTGCCATGATAGCATGTGGTAACCAAACTGGTGTTACCATACCATTTAACGAAACAAATTCAGTAACTGTATTTTTAAAGTCAAAGAATAGTATACTAAAACCACTCTCTATATCTACGGGAACAACTGTGGGGAATCCTAACAATGGTGCTAGTAATATAAACATAGCCATACTCATAAAGCTTATGACTAAGAATCTCCTGATCCACTGTGCGTTAGGGGTATCGTACGCCCTAGCATCATTAATGCTGTCTTGACTAGCCTGAAACTGGCCCATCATTATCTTTTGTTGTTCTGCTTTATCAGCTTGAGACTGAGACCACATTTTCATGACAGCCCCACCTATTACACTAATCAGCATTGTGATAGCTTCCATTGGTAATCCAAACATAGGTATTTACCCCTTATTTTAGTTTATTATTAGGTGTTTGTGTTTATAAACAATATAACCCCAGTGACTATTGAAGCTATTAGTCCTCGTATAAACCATTCATTGAATTGTCCACGATTACGAACTTCACTCATTTCTTTTGCTAGCTGATCTAGTTCTTCACTGTGTTTATTTGCTCTTACATCTAGGATATCTAACCTTTGTTGGGTTGCGATATTCTTTTCTTCTATACGAATGACTGTCTCCATTAACTTAGAGACTTCATCTACCTTACTTGCAAGGTCTACTAGACTTTGTTCTAGTCTATCAAATCTTACTTCTGACATTTCCAGATCCCCCTACTCATTCTCTCATCAAATTTTACCAGTCCTAAAGGACTAATGAATAATGAGGCTACTAAGAAATACAATATTAGTATGTGCCGCCATCTAAAGAAGCAGCTGCAAAAGTAGTAGCAGTAACAGCAAGAACTCCACTAGTTCCAGCATTTACTTCGGCTTGTGTAGCTAGCTCTATGACACCTTGAGCTGTGGCACTTGCGGTTACTTCATCGCCAGTGTTGGTGTTTGAAGTAGCATTGATAATTGCTAGACCTGCATCAGTTAAAGCATTTGTTTGAGCATTTCCTTCATAAGCTGATTTGATCTGAGCACTAGTTTGGTCTGCAGTAGCACTAGCTTCGATTGCAGCTAATTTGTTAAACTGTGCATCGGTGAAAGCGTTAGTCTCAGCTTGGTAAGCAGTCTTGATTGCAGCACCTGACATGGTACCACCTGAAGGAACAGTGATAGTGTCAGTTGAACCATCTCCACGTGTAAGAGTTACAGTAGTTCCTGATATTGTTAGAACATTGCTTGCTGAACCTAAAGCTTGAACAGAACTTTGTAGTACAGCACCAGCTGCTAATACATTAGTTGCGTCTGTTTTATCTGCTAAAGCTTCAACACCGTTAAGTTTGGCGAAAAGGGTATTAGTGAAAGCATTACTTTCAGTTTCATAAGCAGCTTTAATCTGAGCACCAGTTTGGTCTGCAGTAGCAGAAGCTTCAATAGCATTTAACTTATTCTTGAGAGCTGTAGTGAAATCGTTACTAGTAGTAACTACTACACTGTCTTCCCATTTGCCCGTACTTGTATTATAAATAAGGCTAGCACCATTTTCTGGGCTAGTGAGTACTATGTCGCCTAAATCTCCGACAGTATTATTAACTACCGTATTACCTATTAATCCAGCCATTAGCTTGTCTCCATACATGATAAGATTACGTCAAGGGCTGTACCAGCTGAAGCGACGATAGTGATAACGTCTCCAGCTTCTGCAACAACTTTACCATCTAGAAAATGCATAACTGACCCTACAGGGATATCTATGCTTTTTGCTAAGTAAGTTGTTCCGTGAAGTACTGATATTGACTGTTGTGCTGCGCTTTTGTTTGCAGCTTGAAGGCCGATTATAACACTAGTAGTTGAGTTCGGCACTGTGTAAATTACAGCTGAAGAAGTAGTAGCTGTAACTTTGTATCTTTTGAAAAGGTTTGCCATGTTATTATCCTAATGCTATAGCTAGTGCGACTGCCCTTGCGTCTACGAGAGAGTTAAAGTTAGCACTGCTGGTTTGGTTGGATGCATTTCCTATGAAAAACTGACCATTTGATAATGCGGCTAGGGTTGCTGCTGAGGCTGCTGCTGCCGTTGCAGATGCTGCTGCTGCGGTAGCTGATGCAGCTGTAAGAGATATTGAAGCATTGTCTGATACAATTACACTCTCTACTATGATTACATCAGGATTTGTTATTATCGTATTTGATACAACATTAGACATATGATATCTCCTAAGAAGGGTTAGATGGGGTGACGAATGCGCTACCAGTAGTATCTGGATTTACTGTCACAGCTGAATTTAGGGTAATAACGCCCTCAAGTAATACAGATACGTTATCGTTAGCAGAGGGGTTAGCCTTGTCAGAATACTTTATCGTATAGTTCCAAGAACCTGCTGCCATAGTTGAAGTTATATCTGCAGACAAGAAAGCATCTACTTTGTATACTTCGTTTGCGCCAAAGGCATTAGATCCTCTGACTGGTATATTCGCTTCTTTCTGATTATACTCGAAAGAGAAAGACTGGACTGTTCCAGCTGAACCAGTGTATTTTGCAGACCCTGCAAAGAACAATACTGGGGTTGTTCCAGTTCCTGTAGTTAGGGCTACTGGGAACCCTTTCGTATCTTTTAGACTTAAGTTAAATCGAAGGAGTTCTCCTTGATTCTTTTCAAAATTGTTAGCCATGTGGTTTCGCCTTTCATTGCGTTAATGTTATTCTAATATTTAATATAAAATAAAACTTCCTATATTCAAAGAAGTTTAGTTTTATACTATAATACAGACTCGTAGCTCTTAAAGAGCTGTTGTAGGTGTGCTCGTTGGTAACTGAGGGCAATGGGAAGGTTCTATAAAGAATTCTTCCTACTGCCCTCTAAAGCGTTACATTACTTATATAGTGATCTTCCTGTTTCTCTAAGCTTCTTCTCAACACTTAAGAAGGACAATTCGCTGTTGTTAGCCAACATTGCTTGGAACTCTGCTGGGTTCATAGCGGACTGTACATCATAGTTGTTGTTAAGAGTTAGATAGATAGGGCCATCATTGCCAGCACCACCTGTGTTCACTCGTCCTCCAGAAGCATACTTAGGAATCCTATTCTTAGGACGCCCAACCATACCGCCTTTAGCCATAGCTCCAGGATGGCCAGTGTTACTGCTTACAGTTTTAACCTTCTTAGGTTTAGAAACTGCATTAGACAATCTAGAGTCAGACCTGTCAAAGCTATTAGTTACACCCTTTATAGAGCTTCCACTACTACTCACAAAGTTCGACAAAGCTCCGCTCTTGATTTGAGCGATAGTCTTACTTTCACGTTGAGCATTGGATTCACCCATAGATCCACCAGAAATCCTAGACAGAACATCGTTAGCATTCTTGAATCGTCCTCGACTATCTTTCTGTTGAGTACCTGATACAAAAGCTGCACGTTGTGCTGTTGTCAATCTTCCTAGTTGATCTTTACGAGCAGAAGTAGTAAACAATCTACTGTTGATACTAGTACGTTGAGACTCAGCTCTCTTAAAGTCCATAGAGTTAGGAGAAAAACCACCTAATCCACCACCGTTAAGTGCTTCGAATCCACGTCCACGTTCCATGACCTTTCGAGTCGGGAAGTCGGGAACTAGTCCACCAATAGTGCTGTCAGGGAAGAAGCCATCTGGTCCTCTTGCTTTTGCTAAAGCATCTACCATAAACTCCATTATTCCAGCTCCAGGAATTAAGAACTTAAGGAAATCCATGATGCCACCAGATTCACCCTTTTTCTCGTCAGCTTTACCACGCTTAGGGAGAACAGAACTTACAGCATTAGAAATGCCATTAGTTATCTTACCCACAAACCCTTGGATGCCATCGTCTAAACTTGATAAGAAATCTATTGCTTTGTTGCCTGATTTCTTCTCACCGACGTGTCCACCTTTTGCAAAGCCGCCATTGATCTGCGTTAACAGACCCAGATTAGCTTGAGCACTAGCTGCGTTGACGACAAACTCTCCGTTACTTAGACGTGCTACTATAGAATCACTTGTACCAGATCCTGGACCAGCTACTCGACCGCCACTTGCATAAGCTGTCATGCCTGCTTTTGGTCCTGTAGTGCCACCGAATAGGCTTCCTACTATAGCACTGAAGAAACCACCGCCACCACTCATACTACTGAATGCTTGGCTAAGGGCACTACCCATGCCACTGAACATCTGTGATCCCATGTTTCCTAAACGAGCAAACATTGTACTGCCTTCAATTTCCATAGTGTCCATAGTTTGGAACCACGTATCAAGACCTTTCTCCATAGGAGCGAATGCTCTGTCTAACATAGTACGAGAAACTTTTTCAGCTAAACTTCTTATGCCTGAACCGATAGCATCTCCAACACTGCTGAAGTCAGCACGTGATAGAGAATCTTTAAGATCATTTGTTAGGGTCTTGCCAAAGCCTGACCATACATTTTCGATCTTATCTGCAGCTTCCTTGGTCTTCTCTCCTAGAGTTACTACAGCTTTGGTTGTTTCTTTAGTACCAACGATACCAACCTTAGCAGCATTTTCTTGCATCTTTTGAGTATTGATAAGACCAGCCGTCATACTGTTCATTTGTTTGACGAGTGAAAGCTCATTGATTTGCTCTTCAGTCAACCTGAAAGTATTCTCACTAAGTACATCTAAGCTATCTTTAAAGATTCGCATCTCTTCGCTGGACTCATCCATAAAGCCACCAAATGCTTTCAGCGTCTTAGTGTGGTCGAACTTTCCACCTGTGAACTGTACACGAGGTGGTCCAGCTTCACCTGAACCTGATTCATAACCACCTACATATCCACCCATACTAAACCTGTTCTTGTTTAAAGATTCAAGAAGCTTACGGTGTTTCTTTGTAGATTGTGCGTTGATCACATACTCGCCATTAGATAGCATAGCTGGGATAGAGTCTGAAGTTGCGGAACCTTCTCCTATAATAAACCCACCATCAGCCTTTTTCTGGAGCCCACGACCCAAACCAGCTGGGTTGCCAGTTCTTTCTTTACCACTTGTAAAAGTGAAAGTAGACATAATGGCACTTTTTATGGATTGCAAAGGAGAAGTGATAGAACTAACTAATCCGTCCCATAGTCCTGAGAAATCAATCCCACTGAACCAGCTAGTAACGCCATTCCACATATCAGTGAACATAGGTTCTATCTTAGGCCATAAAGCATAAGTGATTGCAGCTGCGCCAGCTAATCCTAAAGCAATCCAACCCACTGGGCCAGATAATATACCAGCACCAGTTGTTGCTAGGTAACCGATAGCAGGAAGCAACACTTTAGCAAGCATTCCTTTCATTCCTGCGAATGCTTTAGTTATGCCGCCTAGAAGTGCACCAGATCCAGGAGCACCAAACATAGCCCACATTATAAGACCGTCTGTACCGTACTCAGAAAATGCGTTAAGAGCAGTCTCTTTGATCTTGTCAAAGCTAATGCTATCTAGGAATGATTCCCATTTGCTAGTTATGCCTTCAGATCCACCAGTAGCTCCGTAAAGAGCCATTCCTGCTACACCTGCAGCAGCTACACCTAGCAACTTAAACTTACTCTTACCAATGATAGTAGTAAACTTCGTCCATCCAGCTAGTATAGCTCCAGACACTCCACCTTTGCCGTAAAGCATATGGTTAGAGATAGCCCTAGTTTCTAAAGAAGCCCTAAGACCTAGAGCCTTTAGCTTTATGCCAGACACCATAGCACTAAACTTAGTACTTATAGCGGCAGAACCTGCAGCACCGAATATAGCACGTGAAGCAAAACCTATACCTTTACTTACACTAGCACCTATTGACAATAAGCTAGATTTTACTCTAGCGGTAAGCAATGTAAACTTTTGAGTAAAGCCTGTTACGTTTTGACCATTGCCATATAAGAATCGGGACATAATCCCTCTTCCTGGAGCCTTTGCGCCAAGTTTCTTTATTTCGGCTTCAGCATTAGCTATCTGACCTTTAAGTACGCCCTTGTCCAAGGTTGAAGCTCTCTGCATACCCAAGGATTGGAACCTACCTTTTCCAGTGGCTTCCCCTTTTTGGATCCTTTGTCCACCTTCTAATCTTTCTACTTCTTTACGCAATTTCGCCACGTTTTTCATGGCTGCTCTAGAGCTGCCCTCTTTGCCGTACAAAGCTCTATTGACTAATCCCTGCTTACCAGAGACAGTGGAAGCTGAAGACCTAAAGGTATCAAACATTTTAGATGCAGTCTTACTGAACTTAGAAAGAATAGTTATAGAAAAAATTCCAATTATCAGACCTCCAATAACTTTAAAGGTTGTTGTCAAGTTTTCCCAAACTTCATTAAGGTTTTCTATCGTACTTGCACTTAAAACCCCTTGGAAAATGCCCTTGTCTAAGTCATTAGGTCCATGAACGTCTGCCAGTATTGAGTTTACTTCGTTTACAGACTTCCTAGTAGTTCCTGTGATATTTGTGTACATCAAGTCAAACAACTTGACCACACCGTTGTACATTTCCTCTACTGGAATAAGAACCATGTCGACTAGCTTAGTAAACCATGCACCGATCTCATTGACCATGTCAGGTACAATAGAGGATCCTACAAGGTATATGTACATATCAAGGAACCAAGACAAAACTTGTTGTGTTCCTTCGTACAAACCACCCCACATCGTTGACCAATCGATAGCTTTAATAGTGTCGAACACATCAACAAGTGGCTGGGCAACTTCACTGTATGCTACTTTCAAAACATCATAAACTGCCTGTGTATCTTTTGCTAAGTCTCCCCATATTACAGTCCAATCTATAGCACTTAAAACATCATAGGCATCTTTGATAGGCTCTTGTAAAAATTCAAGAGCAGATTTGGTTATGCCAGCTACACTTTCTGAGAAATGTCCCAAACCATGCCAAGCAGCGTCCCAATCTAAGTTAGATACGTAGCCGAAAGCAATTCCTATCGTCTTTTTGAATGTATCGTGTAACTTGTCTAAGTTTGCTGTGAAGGCTACGAATACACTGTTGGTCTTAAAACCAGCTAACCAGTTTTCATACACAACTTGCATTCTGTTGATTGCAGTTGTGAACCCTTCTGTGAATCCTCCAAACCTTTCAAACAATTCTACTACAGCGAATCCAGCTGCTCCTCCTATGAGGAATAGTGGGTTCAACATCAAGGCTCTTGTCAACGACATTACGCCTACTGTTATAGCTTTAAACTTTGAAACTGCGAATACTGCAAGTAATGCTACTGCAGCACCTGTTGCTCCTACTATTACTTTCTTGAACGTACGGAAACCTTCGGAGTTCTCTAAAATACCTTTTAAGAGACTCTTCAATGGCCCTACGATCAATTCTGTTATAGAGTGACTAGCTTCTAACATAGTATTAGAAACTCGTGCGAACAATACAGACAGGCTGTCAGCGACAGTCTCCCATGCTCTCTCTACAGTTCCTGCGGAGTTCTGCATTTGATCCATAGCATTTGCTAGCTTCTTGATACCTACGTCTGAGGTCATAGTAGCTACAGCGTTAATCGCTTCTACTGAATCAAATAACTTACCAAGTTCAACTACCGAACCGCCTGTCTTCTTTCTTATATCTTCGAAGAATGCGACAAAGCCTTTAGATGCTAAGGAGGCTTGAGTAAACTCTATGCCTAATGCTTTAGCAGCTTTCTCAGCCTTTGGTGTCACCTTGATGATGTTACTCAATGCAGCTTTTAATCCTGTTACTGCAGTAGAGGTACTAAGACCACCTGCAGTCATTACAGCTAGAGCTGAACCTGTCTCTGCGAGACTGACTCCAGCAGCATCTGCCGTAGCAGCAACTAGACCAAATGATTGACCTAACTCAGCTACAGTAGTCTTACCTAGCTTAACTGTAGTAAATAACTTATCTATGATAGTTGAAGATGTCTCACCGTTATCCCCAAATACGTTTATGGCTGTAGTAAGGATATCAACCGATTTACCAAGATCAGTGTTACCTGCTTTAGCTAGCTTGGCTGCAGCTGTAAGCTGATCTGATGCCGCTGCTGCTGAACTGGCTCCAGCAGAGATTATGTCGTAGTATCCTTTAGTAGCTGCGTTGACATCTGTGCCAAACGCTTTCGCTGTTTTGAATACTGCTTTCTCTACACCTTTAAGGTTTTTAACACCTAGTGTTCCGATCTGCTTAAGTCCGTCTTCTAGCTTAGCAAATTCTTGCAAAGATTTAGACACGAACATAGTAACAGCTACAGCACTGAATGCTGCAGTCATTGTTCGGATAATCTTAGTTGTGCCAGTTACCTTCTTGTCTAATTTGCGTAGACTACCAACACCTGTATTAGCTGTCCTTCTAAATTGAGTTGAAGCACCTTTTAACTTAGTGCCCATCTTGTCAATTTTGACAGTGACATCCCTCATACTACTTTCTAACTTACGAGTATTAGCTTTGAGCTCTACCGTACTTGTATAATCAGCCATCGTATGCTCCTATATCTTATTCTTATTGTGTGCGTAATTGGTCTATTGGATTGCTGTGTGCTCCACTAGGATTACCGTCTTTATCAAATAATCCTGTTTCAATCAATTGTTTCTTTAAATGATCTGGAGTGTTGTCCCAATCCACTGCCGAGTTACCGCCACGATTCTTCTTTTTCTTAGGATCGTCATATGATAACTGTGGATAAATCTCTTCAGGTGTGAGATTGATTTTGTCCTTACTGCCCATTGCTCCAGCGATTTGAGTAACCATAGTGATTATCTCTGTAGCTGACCTGATATAATGAGCTTCTTGTCCTATTCCGAAAGTTATAAAGTATTCTTGATAAAGTTCATACTCTCGGAGTGTTAATGTGTCTTTTAAGACAGACATTGGTATGCCCAGTTGCAATGACAGAGCTACCTCGAATCTCTCAATAGGTGTCATCGGTTCTGGAGTTGACATTAAGCTTCTACAACTTCTTCAGCTTCTTCGTCATCTCCACCAAGCAGACCTGTTAGTTCTAAGATTGCTTCTGACACTTTGTTAAGGTCAGCAACTGACATTTCTAAAATGTTGTTCATGTCATTCGATACGAAATACCTTTTACCTTCTTCCGTAATGACACCTTCAATAATGACAGTTGCTGCCATCTGAAGTTCTTTACCTTCTCCCACGCTACGCATACGATCTATTGCGCCAGCGGAAAGTTCACGAATATGTACCGTACCACCCCAGTTTTCCATTTCAATTGTGTTAGTCTTTAGGGCGTAGGATTTAAATAGTTCTGATTTGTTCATTGTCTTTACCTTTTAATATATATATAAGTATTTGTTGGATAATAAATACGCCCCCCTCCAAGTGGAAGGAGGCATAGTGTTTTAGGTGTTAACCTTAGCTGTCGTCAGAGAATGTTAATGCACCGTCTACAATCATTGTAGAACTTGCTTTAGCAACATCATCGAAAGAAGTGTCAATACCGAACGAGCTTAAGAAGCCGTCGAATACAACATATTCAGCATCAGTAGCAACAGCGTCAGACTTCCACTTGATACCGAAAGAACAAACTGTTCCTAGAGTAGCAGCAGAGCGCATAGCTAGATGTACTGCGTTACGTGGAGCCCAGTACAACTGTGCGTCCAACTGACCAGCGTCTAGCTGACCACGTAGCTTACCTTTAAACGTCTCACCAAAAGTAGGTGTTTCGATTACAGTAGCTTCGTTAGAAAGAGTTCCCACTTCCATAACGTTAGGGATCAACAGGGTACCACCAGTACCAGCAGAGAAAGCAGTAGTTTGTGCAACTACAACAGTAACACCGCCTGGATTGTCTTCTACTTCTACTGTTGCATTGCCAGCAGCAGCTGTAAATGTGACAGAGAATACACCAGAAGAGACAGAACCAGTTGTGATAGTTGAATCAGTTTCTAGACCAGCCTTGATTGCAGCAGCAAGAGTAGCTTGGTTTGCACCAGCAACGATTACAACAGCAATGCTGTTTGTTACACCAGTAACAGGGTTAGTTACTTTAAGAACCATATTTCCTGCGACAGCAGTAGTAGTGGTTACAGTTACAGATTGGACTTTGGCAGCAGAGCCAGCTCCAGTTGCAGCGAACCAAGTTTTTGGTGCTGCTTTTTCACCAGTTGTAAGTTTACTTGTACGGAAGTATAGTTCCGAGAAGCTAGTTACAAACTTTGAAGAGATATTAGCCATTTTTGGCCTCCATTTAATTTGTGTGTGTTAATTTTTTATTCGTAGTAGTCGTAGTCGAAATCTAGAGCATACTTCAAATATCCAAGATCATTGTCTGTCAGCTTTCTTAATTGACCGACTTGTGTGTAAAGATTGCCAGCATTTGTAGTTCCAGAAACTCCTCCCTGAAATCCCACTATTGAATCGACATAGTCTGCCAACTCTCGCAGCTTCTTGGTACCAGTACCTTCTGCTACGTATAGGGTGAATCTTACAAATCCAGATGTCTTCCTCATACCTTTATTGAATGCTCTAATACTAGAGCCTCCATCCACTACGCTCAAGACCAGCCAAGAGCCATTGTTCAGAGATTTAGACTGTTCACCACAGTCCTTACTAGGTTGGACGAAGTCGTGCCCTTCTACGTATGCTGACGCTCCATGAGCCTTAGCGTTTGTTGAAGAGTAAGTGTCGAAGAATCGTTTTTCAACGATCTGTCGTACAGCTTCATAACTCATATTTATCTCCTTGCCCTCACAGCTGCTAACGCTACCCTAGAGATACCGTCTGGAGCTTGTGGTGATCTTCCGTCTTCGAGTTCTTTCATATAGGGTAAACCATTACTGATGTACACTGAAGGAAAACCCTTGACGTTTAAATTGTAGTTAGGTTGAGAAGGTGAGGTGTCGGATCCGATAGAGAAGTCAGCACTGCCAGCAGTTATGTGCCAGTTTCCTCTTGCTCTACCTGAATCAACAGGAGTCAGTTTAACTATCTCTCCAAAGAGTTCGAAAGCTAATGCCTTAAACTCTAGTTCTGATATGTTCTGAATCTCATCTGTCAACACCATGCCTAGTCTTTTTATATCAATCTTTTTAGCCATTACTTCCTCCCGACCGTAATCTCCCATAGACTGTCTTGGGGGGATAACTTGATCGAGTCTACGTCCCAAAACTTTCCTTTGATACAATACACATCACGTGTGCTGGGTTCAAAGGTTATGTTCTGAGGGAGTATCATGATCTTAGCTGTCACGTTATACTCGTCGCCTTTCAAAGAGTTGTAGTCTATGTCAAGAAGGACAACATTAAAACTGTGAACAGTCGAGTTGCCAGAACTACTATACGTCCCAGTGATAGGATTATAAGTAGAACTAGCAGTCGATGCTGCCTGAGTAAACGTAGCTGGAGTATATAGCTTTTGAGCGGTAAGCGTCTTGTCTATCTTGACGAGTGTAGTTGGTATATTAATAGCCATTACTACCTCCTCGTTAGATTAACAGACTGCACCTGCTTAATTGATGGGTCGGACTCTTTAACTGACTTCAAGAAATCACTGACTATAAAGAATACCTGATAAGGCATATCTGTTAAGTACTCAGGATTCTCTCTCAGTTGAAGAGACATACCACCCAACGTCAGATTAGACAAACTATCATCGTATTGACTCATAGTTGTCGCACCAGCAGCTTCACGCTCAATGAGGTAAAGTGCTAATTCTGCCGTGGCATCTTTAATGAACTCGGGGATTTTCTTGTCATCCTGCCATTGGCTAAACAAAGTAAGATTTTCATCTCGCTCATGTCTACTGCGCCTACGGCTAGAAGTGGCATCCAAGTTAATAGTATTCCTTGTGGGGACATACTTTCTTGGCCAAGCCAGCTTCTGTGTCGAGCTACTAGGTGTACCGATCCATATTTGACGATTTAGGATATCTGTTGCCCAATAAAGAGCAGAAGTACGGGTGCGTTCTGAAGCGTCAATGTATGCGTTATTGCCAAGGCGTCGAGTATGATAATAATCGGCCTCGTGAATTGAGCTAAAAGTGTTGTAGCTGTTAAGCGTTCCACTAACTAGCTCGTCTGCGTAAGTGACTACAGCAGGTATGAATAAGTTATTACTCATGGGTTACACCCTCCTTCTAAAGTATTATTAGATTTGTCCGCGGAAAATACCCAACTCAGAAAAGTTGGCCATACCGACATACCACTTAACACGTGTAATCTCAGCATCAACATCTTCACGTGCACCAAGTTTAGCAACTTGAATACCAGAAGAGTTTTGTGCAGTAAGACCACAAATACCGTGAGAGAAAGAACCGTCATCTACAGTACCACAGAACACGTGTGCAGCACCAGAGCCAGCACCAGCATTACCGCCAGCAAGAGATGCTTGCTCAGCAAGAGTAGATTGAACGAAATCGTTACGGTAGATTGGAACACCACGGTACGATTGTACTTTCATGACACCACCAGAAGAATCTTTAACTTCCATAACGTCATCAAAACCAGCAGCGTTAGATAAACGCAAGGCTTGGGTATACTTACGTACGCCAGCACTGTTCATCATCATGTAATCAACCATTCCGTCTTTGTCATGGATGTTATCAATGTACTCGTCAAGACGAGATAGTAAGGTATCACCAGCACCAGAAGCAGTCATGTCGATTGCAGAAGGAGCAGTAGTACGAGCAGCTAAGGTTACGAAACGATCAAGACCGTCAAAACCTAATGGGCCGTTTACTAGACGTAAAGCAGAGTTGTACAAAACAACACCAGCAGCAGTCAAAGTAATAGCAACGGCAGTTGGAGTACCAGAAGCGAATGGTCCTTTATGAACAACGCCATTTACATATACGTTGATCATGCCAGTGTTGGTGCCAGCTGCAGTATCAGTATCAGCTACTAAGTTAGCCTGCGTGAAGCCTTTGTTGTCTGCACCTGAACCGTTTAGGTCGTAGGTTGGAGTAATTCCACGAGCAGCAGAAAGGTTTGCACCTTGAATTACTGTATCATAGAAGTTCTTAGCAGTAGTTGCAGAAGTAGCAGTTAGAGCAGGAGTACCTGTCAATGCTAGAGAAGCGACAACGCCACGTGTAGCAGAACCTTCTTGTCCGTTGATCATAAGATCCATAAACTTACGGCCAACGCCTTTAGCTTTAGCAGCAACTTGTACAGCAGTAGCATCGTTGTAGTCAGAACCTACAGCTTGGATCAAACCATTTACTTGTGCATCACCAATGATGGTGGTAAGCTCAGTAGAGTGGCGAGTGAAAGTCTGTTGATCTTTGTTGATACCAGAAACACCAGTACGCATAACGCTTACTAGGTCTTGCTGATCAACGCCAACAGCTTCACGGTTGTAAGCCAAAGCATTACCTTGGATTCCTTTGAAAGGAAGGTGCTGGTAAAACTGGTTTACAGTTACGATTGAATCAATAATGCCTTTAACAAGCATGTCGTTTGTTAGGTCACGTTGTGTGCCTAGAGTTAATCCTGAAATAGCCATGTATGGCCTCCATTAATTGTAGTTGCCCCTTTTGGGGTAGTTTTAAAGTTTAGCCTGAAATTAGGCTTATAGAATTAGTATCTCCCAGACACTAGGTTTAACGCAAAGTCTTCAAACCAGCCAAGATCATTTCAGTAGCGTTGCCACTTTCACGAACTGGTGCTGAAGTTTCTGACGGCTGAGTCATGCCCGTTCCTGCAGACTTATTGAAGAGATGTGGAGCTTTATCACTTAGTCCGTCTATCCATTCTCCAACGGATAGCGGTGTGATTGCATCTTCACCGTACATCTTCAAACCATCTGCATCATATGCAACAGGGCGTCCATCTTCAACCTTAAAAGTAGATCGGCCTCTCGTCAAAACGTCTTCCACAGCTGATGCTGCTACTCCACGGTCTGCTGAAAGCGATGCTAACTCTCTGTCGATAACTAAAGAACTGAACTGGTTCTCATAGTTCATGAGCTGCTCTTGTAGACCCGACACTTTGCCGTCATGGTCTCCTCGTAATGAGCTAAGCTCCTTATCTTTTGCGGCTAACACTTCTTGAACTCTACGATCAATCAGTGTATCAACATCGCCTTTGTCAATGAGTTCTTGGTCATCGATCTTGCGCTGTTGTTCAGCCATTGCTGATTCTTTCTCTTGGAACTCTTTCCACTTTTCCAGATCCACACCTGAGAATTTGCTTTCTAGGTCAGCTTGAGCAGACGCATTATCTTCTATCTGCTTACGCAAATCGATATTGTTCTCACGAAACTCGTTCAACTTACCTTTGTCTGCAATACCCTCGACTTCTGACATTGTAAAAACACCAGCATCGTCTTGAGTGAATAGGCTTTCAAAGCCTGTTGGAATGTCTGCGACATCATCATATGTATATTTAATAGCCATCTTAGTGGTCTCCTATTTCCCCGAAATAAGGGTATTGTTTAATGAAAGAAGTAGTCGAGTTTTTCGAAGTCACGGAAATCGTAACTGCCCATCTCTAGTATATCTTCCTTATTGATGTCCTCTATTACCCAAATTCTACCATCGACTGCTCGAGCGGATTGTCCTTTGGAAAGAACCGTTTTATTGGTGTATTTGATCTTTCGACCGAATTCATCTCTTGAGTACCTAACCATCTCTACGCCTTGCGACTTAAAGTGTTTGTAAAGTTTCTCAAGTATATTTTCTTGTTTGTACATCTTGACAAAGGCTGCTTTAGTTTCCTTTTTCATTAGCGACATATTACCTGCGTGTGCACCAAAACTGTCGTGAATCATACTGAAGTCTACTATGCCCCTCTTAGCCATTGCGTTAACTACGAGAGATTTATGCTCTGCGTCGAATGCGTGGATAATGTTAGGTGCGAAAGCTCTTTCTTGCTTAGCCCAGTCCATCTCATCTAGTTCTACTCTAACTTCTACGTTAATCTTGCCACCTTTTCCGTCGTCCAATTCAACCTGTCTGGTCGAAGTCTTTGAGTATGTCATACGGAACGGGTTGCCAACGTTAGGAGTTATTAGTGTAATTTCCTTTTTATTGGAAAGTGTGTGAGCTTCTGCTAGTTGGTTGAACATTGTTCGAGTTTTGAATCCCTCTGGGAACTCGTTTTCAGATGCTTCAAGAATGAGTCTACCTATACGAAGTGTCTCTCCAGCGGTAGGGTTATCAAAGATTTTCTCTCCATTGATTACCGTGCCTTTGAGTGCATCGAAGTAGGTTCCTCCTAAGGTAGATGGGCCAGCGTTATACTGACTGGTCATCAAACCATGCTTTACCGACTTACGTCTCTTACTATGAGACATGCCTTCGAACACGTACTTCTGAATGACAGGGTCATCTGCGTACTTGGTCTTGGCTAGTAGTTCTACTGCATCTCGAGTCTTGATGTAGGCGTCTGCCACACCATTACGAACAGTCATGTTAACTGCTGAAGCAGTAGACTGGTCTCGAGATATTCCTGCTATGTGCTGTAATACGTTTGTTGTACCATCTATCTGTACTGGAATTCTACTCTTGAACTTGCTGATCTTATTGCCAGCCCTAGTCCACTCGATCATTTCAGCTCGTTCTTTAATCATCGCTAGAAGTTGTAGTGCACCATCACCTCTTGGGTCAGCTTCAACAGCAAGTTTCTTGATTTCATCAAGCACATGCATAGTTCCACCTTCACCTTTCGGCACTTGGTACTTTACGTTCACTCCTCGCAGATTCTTAAATACGCCTGTCTGAATCCAGTTGGTCTTCGTCCTCCACCAATCATTGGCGAATGGGTCAGCAGCAGTTTTAAGTATTAAGTCTTCATCTATTAGATCATACAATTTCAACCTCTCCCTGAGGGGTATCTTATCAAATCCTGAGATGTTCATAAACGCTTGGGCAAAATGGTCTTTACCATCTTTACCTAATTCCACAGCATTGTCAAAGAGCATCAGACCTCGGTTGAAGTCGTCTCCCTGCCATTGTAGTGCACTAGCGTTAGAGTAAGTTCGTCCATACTTATCATTGCTCATACCGTTATAGAATTTCTGGTCTCTTAATCCTCGGGCACTTATCAAAGCACGATTGAAGCTATCATACTTGCTTCGTGTTACAACGTCCCTCTTCGACTTAGGAGCAGATGGTATAAATTCGTCACCGTTGCTTCGGAGCTTTGTCAATACGTCATAGGTATATCCATTAACCCTGATAGCTGTTCCAGCTTCTGTGTCTAAGTTATCAAGCGATGCTTTAGATTTTCCGTTCCTGTATTGAAGTTCTACCCAGTCCGTATTGGAACCACGGATAGCGGCTTCACCAGTATCTTCGTAGATACCGTTGGTCAGAGTTCCCCTGCCATACTTTGGAGCTTTGAATCTAGGCAGACCATCGACTTCGTAGTTCTTCTTGTTCTCTAATAACAGAGTCTCCCATTCGGGGTTGTCTGCTTTCAAAGTCCAAGCTGTAACTTCTCTGATCTGAAAGTCTTGCTTGACACGTTGTACCGATTTCATTCTCTTAACATTTCCAGTCTTAACAAGAGAGTTCATGAGATAGTTTCCTATCCTCAAAGCATCATCTTCGTCTGGGTCAAGAACATTCTGAAACCTGTAGTAGTATCGCTCACCTAGCTTTTTAACAGCTTGGATGTACATTGATCCTTTTTGAGTAGACGATAACGCAACCTCGTTGGTTAATCGTGCTAGGTCTAAAGGATTATCATTTCTTAGTAAGTTAGCTTCCTTGTAAAAAGGAGAACTAGGCTTACGGTAATCTTGATCTATACTAGACTCTATGTTATCATAAGTTGCTCGAAGTATTGGGCCATCAGATTCTAATTCCCAATCCTCTCCAGCTGTCTTACGAGCCTTTCGTAGATCAAGCTTACGTTCTATTGCTTTCTCTGTTCTCAGTAGCCTAGTAAAAGCACCCTGCTTACCTAGTTCTTTCTGAGCTTTCTTAGCCATACGTACTCGTTCATTGGCTCTTTGTGTTCCATCCATGTCATACAGCTTATCTACTTTCTCAATAAATGTTATGAGAGGCATAGGTTTTGTATCGTTAGTCAGGAACTTATCAAGTTGAGAACGAATGTAAATATCAGGAACCTCAGTATCGGGAACCTTGATCTTACCTTTCATGTAACGTCTAGCGTCTTGATACATTTGGGCATCTTGCAAAATAGCTCCCAACTCATCCCTGAGTTCTGGAGGCAATCCTCGCCCAGAAAATACTTTATTCTTGTACTTAGCAAACATAGAGTTGTTCAGGATTGAATCGTTGATTACAATTTTCTCTCCAGGTTTTGTCCTTGAGATTACGAATTGTACTTCTTTCGATTTCATCCTTCTGCCGAACTTGCTAATGTTCATGGGCCTCATCCTGACACCATCCTGTAGAACTCCGAAGAATAAGGATAGAGTGTCTTGAGTGTTGAGTCCCAAGTCTACGCTGAGTTCAGTTGCCGTCTCTCCTGCGTAGTTTCTTAGCTTCCTATTGCCGATAGCAGTAATACGTTTCTTGTATTTGGTTGCTTCAGCCAGAGTAGGCGTGGACTCTAACAAGAATGACTTGTCTCTGTTTATTGCAGCTTTGGCTGTCGTCTTTCCAGACTCAGAGACTAAAGCATAACGCTTCAGTTTCTCTAAGCTATCAGTCGTACGAATCTCTGCTCTAACTAACCTGCTGAAGTATGAGTTCACCGAGTTCTTTAGAGAGTTATTAATATAGCCTATGAAATCTCCATCAATGAATGAGAAGTTCTCGCTACGTGCTAATGTTAGTAAAGACTCTAGCATAGGTACGCTTCGTCTAGTTCCAACGATATCTTTAGACTCTTCGAACATCTCCAGCAATATCTCTCGATGTGCTGAGTTAATCCTCGTGTCTTTAGAAATCTTAGAAATAATCTCATCGTATACTAAACTTTCGGTCTCGTTTAACTTGTTTGTTTGTCTTAGCGTTAGGTCACCTTTACGTAACCCTTCGATTCTCTCGAATCTCTTCGCTGTGTGGTTGTAGAAAGCTAGTCGCTTACCTTTGTTACCTATGAAGTCTTTGAAGTCAGCAGGGCCGTAGCCTTTGTTGTATTCAAATTCAGTAGGATCAGCATTCTTTAGAATGTAACCCAGAAGATCCTTGTCACCCTGTGACACCTTCTTCCCTGTTTGTAGCTTCCCTTCGATAGTAAGGAACTTTCCCTTCTCAACCTTTCCAATTCTGTCTGACGCCTCTTTAGAAGCCCCAGCGTTAGCCTTGAAAGTGTCTGTTGATTTAAGTTTTAGTACGGTTTCAGGAACAAGTTCCTTCTGCGCATATAGAGCTGCAACCTCTTCAGGAGTTCTCGTCCTACCCTTCTGGGTAACGAAACGTCCCATAGCTACCTTGCCAGCTTCCCACAGTTCAACTGCTTTGTCTGATCCAAGTACCTGCTTGCGTGTCTTCTTGTCTTGACCCTTTAACCACTCGTCAGCATCTCTGTATGTACAGGGACTGTGACAAACCTTTGGTCCAAGAATCTTTCCTATTGTCTTACGTTTATCTTTTGGAATCCTATCCCATTTTGCTGGGACAGTTGCTTTTAACTCAGCACTAGTCTTCAACAAAGGAAGCATAGTGGATCTGCAGTTAAAGTGCAATGGTGGTTGTCGGAATTCATGACCACCTTCGATGTTTCTGTATCCTCCATCTTCAAACAGCCACTGGTCTCCAGAGTATGCCATACATATCGGAGTTGTGTTAGAGTCAAGATGAGCTAGGAACTGTACGCCTTTGATTACATCTTGGTTAGCTATGTAGGTCTCTTCACGAGTCCTGTTAGATACAGATGATATCGAAGTACGTGCTAACGTATTAGCTTGGTTCTTAGATACATTAAGGATACCGTCCTTATATTTATTAGCAGAGGTTCCACGGATACGTCCTGAGAGCGTCTCTATGTCTTCATTGTTTTGATAAGACATTCGCACAGCGTCTTTGAACTTTTCCTGTACACGTTTGCTATGGCGTCTCCAAACCTGAGATTGGGGCACACCTTCTACTATTAAGTTGTCCGCAATGGTACTGATCTTCTTAGGAGACAGAGTCTCACTTGCGATCTTGATTGTACCTGTGCCAGTCACTGCCTTGTTTATAGAACCTACAGCGAACTGTGTTTCTAAATCTCCGACAGAGATTAAGCCGTCACGGACAGCTTGTTGAATTAGTTTGTGGGAAGCATCGATAGATTCAGAACCTTCCTTCATCAGAGATCGAATATACTTCGCCTTAAGTTTGTTACCTTTAGCACTAGCGAAATCGTATGTGTTGACTTTGTCTAAAAGTTCATCAGATAGTTTCTTGTAGTACTTAGCAAGCACAACGTCTTGGTTGTTTGCTATTTGTTGCAGTTGTAGGGCGTGGAGAGTCAACTCATCCAACAATTCGTCCACAACTTTCTTCTGCTTGGGCTGTATGTTATCTAAGACAACACGCCTTGCAGCTATTTGCTTGGTTAAATCTTTCTTAGCCATGTAGTCAGACTCCTATTGGTAGAATGCTCATTGGTATGTTAAAAGTAAGCAAGCAGTTCCCCACTCCTATTGAACTAGGGAACGTGCTGTGTGCTATATACTTTATCTAGCTCTCTTACGGAAGTGAGTTGGTATTTTACCACCATCTGTCCGTGTGTAAGCTTCTATCTTGATTACGCCTATTGCTTTGAGCTCTTCAGCAGACTTCATTCCTAAGTTTTTCAAGTCGTCCATAACCATAGCAGTATCGTTACCTGATCTCTCAAGCATCATATCTATAGCACTAACTTGTACGTCATACTGATCACTCAAGTCTTTCTTAAAGTCTTCAGCTTTGTCAGCTACTTCTTTCACAAGGTTAGAGGTGAATTGTTCAGAGCTTTCTTTAGCTTTCTTCAAAGTGTCAAGAGCAGATTCGCCAGCTTCTGAAGCAGACTCACTTGTAGTGCTTGCAGCTTTTTCGATAGACTTCTCAAACTTCTTAGAGTTTTTCTTTACAAAGTCCTCTACTTCAGCTGCCATATCTAATGCTTTCTCACCAGCTTCATAAGATTTCTTATCCACGATCTTACGACCTAAGTCCATAAGCTCATCTTTCTTCTCGTATGAATCGTTGATAAAAGCTTCAGCTGTGTTGACAGACTTAGTGGCCATTTCAACACCTTCAAGTCCTACAGACAGAGCTACGTCTATAAGAGCAACTCCTTCCTTTGACCGAGACCAATCTTTCATCTTCTCTTTGTGGACTGCTGATCCTCGCAAACCAGAAGTGTTTGTGGCTTCACGAGCTGTGTCTTTCATTCCACTTTCAAGAGACGCCAGTCCCTCTTTAATGCTATCTAAAATAGCCATGTGGCCTCCTAATTGTTAAATATTATTATCGTCTTCGTTAGAACCTGATTCACTGTTAAAGAAGTTTCCTGCATATCCAGTTTCTTCACCTTCCATGCTCATAGCCATTTCGGCTTCCTTCTCAGCACCAACTTCAATCAAAGCTATCTCGTCCTCTATAGTTCGACCCATAGGTAAACGCTCACCTTGTTCAAGGTTCCAGAGAAGAGTGTCGAGAGACAATGCTCCTCCTTGGTATGCTCCAAGTAACGCTTGAATGTCTGCAGCACCTAGTTTGGTATCTACGTAGTCTTCATTTATGTGTACTTCTACTTTCTCAGCACCTTTCTGGTTTTCCCAGACTGCTACCATACGAAGTGCACGTCCTACACAACGGCTCACAGATTTAGCCACATTAATCAATGCAGATATCTCTCCTGATACGTTTATACGTACTACTTCAGCACTAGTCGATTGATCCATTCCTGAACTCAACATACGAGCACCTAGAGTAGACATCAATGCTTCTTTGTGCTTCATGGCTCCAGAAATCTGAGTAAGACCTGCACCACTAAACTCTAAGAACCCAGCATGAGAAGCAGGGTCAGGTAGTATAATAGCAGCACCAGAACCTATAGAGATTTGAGAGCTAGCATCACTTAGTCCAGAGAACCAAGGAGTAGGCAAAGCTGTCCAATGTAAGCCGTGCTCGAAATCAGCACTGTTACGGTAGTGGGCAATGTTCACGTCAACCAAATCTAACAATGGTGGAGTAGGAACTTCGAAATCTTCTCCAGAAGATACGATCATAGTACAAGGTAAAAAGCCCAGTGGCTTTCCACGGTTTGTTAGCACTTTAGTCTGTACGATCTCGTATTGCTCAGAACCTGTTATAGTTCCACCTTTGGATTTATTTACTGGCTGGTGTAGGTTAACTACAGATTGGCCATTGACCATAGTGTACTCACGGTATTGATCTCGAACAACTTGTTGATATTGGTTATCACCATCAACATCGTAGTAAGATTCTTTGAAGATTACAGTTTCTAGTGTTTGTGAGAAATTGCTAGACTTAGATGTGAACCAGTTCGTACAGTCTTCCGACTTATACCAGACCAGATAAGGTCGGTTGGTTTCGTTGTCCATTCTGTCAACACAGATCACTACTCGTCCAGAGACCATTATCTCAGATTCAATTCTCTTCAAGAATTCATCAAAGGGTATTCCAGTTCCAGTTACGTCTTTCATGAATTCAGAAAGCATCTCACCGTTATCGATCTGAGAAGGTTTGCGGCACAAAGCTCCTACCAGAGCAACCACTGTACGATTCATTGCTGCGTAAAACACAGCCCTTCGCTTGTAGTTCTCGTAGTCTTCTTCACTTTGTCCACCAAGCCTAGGAAGATATTCTTCGTCACGAGGCATGGCCCCGATGTAGCCCGTTGCTTTAATAGCATCAGTACCTTTGAAGGCATCACGTGCTCTCCGAATCTGGTCGAGTTTATCTACCAGCAAAGGGTGTCTTGTACTTATCATAGATGGCATAAATGCTCTCCCAGTTAAATTTTATAATCCGTGTTGTTCTTTCTTCATGTTATGTTCATCACGTCGGACTGTGTCCTGTGCAAGCCAAGCGTTTTGTCCTGGACCATAATATGTAGATGAGCTCTCGTCTTTGTTCTTTTCGTAAGCCTTAGATCGAGAGTCAAGGGGACCAACTGGCCGACCTCTCTTAAACTTCAACTTTGGACCATTGTGTTTGTAACCAGAACTGGCCACACCACCGCCTTGTATCTTAAAGCCAGCACCACCTGTTATAATCGGCAACATGTTAGCTCCACATTCACAAGCAACAGGGTCTTCCCTCTCGCTCATTCTTCGCATCTTTTCTACAGAGACTTCACACTCTGTGCAATCGTATTCATATATCATATCTAAAATCCTGTGATCTTTACTTGACGTGCTTGTCCACCATTCATCCTGAACTCCATCCATACGAGATACTTGAGAGCATCTGGCATGTGGTCGTTTCCTGACTTCTTGTCTGGTCGAGAATTCTGTTCATCTTCACTGTATGTCCAAGTGTCTAAAGACTTGATCAATTTGATACAGCTAGGGTCTATCAGTATTCTTCTTTCCATTTGACCGTTACACATCATTGTATTTAAGTTGTTCAAGCCATCGGCTACGTGAGGAGACTTCGCTGGAGATACTACCTTCGCACCATATGATTTAATAATAGTGTGATCGGTCTCACCGCCAATAGCGGATGTCTTCCTAGCCCTACCTGCAGGGTCTGGGAATACTGTAATCTCTCTGTTGGGAAAGTCCTTCGCTATTGCATCCATAAGGTATCGGGTGTTAGAGTTCTGTTGATGGTACTCTTTCCAGATATGTAACTGGTCACCTACCCTACTTCCTACAACTGCTGTCATTGGTGAGACGTTGAAGTCCATACCAATAAGAATCTCTCCACCTAAGTCGCCTACTTCCATAACGTTTAAGTCTCTGTCAAACATGTCAACCACTCGGTTGCTCAATGCTTCGAAACTTGCCATGTACTCTTGGGCAAAATCTCTTGGAGATAAGTCTCTCTTAGATTCATCAACCTCAGCTGCACTTACGTTTCCACCTTCCAGTGTAGTGTATGCCCAAGACTTCCAAGCATCTCTCGATCCTTTGCCTTGTAGCCACCAATCATAGAAGTGGTTCGTGCCTTTAGGAGTACCTATGAATAAAGCGTCTCCTTCTTGGTCTGATAGTGCTGGTCGTACAACTAAACTCCAACACTCTGGGGCTATGTCAGCGACTTCGTCTAAAACGACGAAACTCAAGGACAAACCACGTAAAGAATCGTAGTTTTCTGCGGATTTTAAATAGATCGTTGATCCATTCTTAAACTCCATCAATAGGTCCGATTCATTGGTCCTTTTGACGAAACTCTTTGGGGCGTACTCTTTCAACCACACCCACATAATTTGTTTAGCCATAGCAAAGGTCGGGGCAATATATACCACAGTCTGCTTGACTTGCTGTTTGCCTGTTTTCTTATCTACACCTATGGCAGCGTTGAGTAGTTCTGCTCCCGATAGGAACGACTTACCGAAACGTCTACCTGCACATACTACGCGGAATCTCGTAGTGTCGCCAAACACAGAGGTTTGGGGTTCTGTTAACTTAATGTCCATATGTTGTCATCCTTATCAGTGGGCCTATGGCTCTCACTTAGCGTCGTATCGAAGATACAACTTATCGATGTGTTATCGTCGTATCGAGGATACAACTTATCTAGTACGTAGACGTAACTGGTGTAACATTGACTGCTACTTGTCCATCTTCTTTCATATGTTGTTCGTGTGTCTTACACAACATCACGGAATCTAGGAGAGCACCGTAAGTTGGTTCCCAGCCATGGGCTAAAAGAGTCAGGATAATATCGTCACTCATTACGGGATTAGCCGTGGTACCCTTAGGAGCGTAACGTACGTAGACACACCTCTTCTCTTGTGGGGCAGTAGATGCGTAGGATTTGGTGTACATTTGGTTGAAGTTGTCTATTTCAGACCTTCGATATCCTGCGGCTATTACGGTTGCCAAAACGTCTTCAGCACACTCGACATCTTGTGTCATAACGTGCGACTGGTGTACTGTGATATACTTTTTCATCATCATCGACCTCGTGTTATTGTTAATGTTTCCTGAGGCTTCTGTAAAGAGTCTAGGAGCGTGTTGTGTTCAATGCTTGTGCATATGTTTGAATGTATTTTAAGGAGACCTCTGTTGTGCGAGGTATGCTTGAAAGACACTTGTTAGTGCGTGTGGGAGTACATGTTTGAGTACATGTGTAGTAGTGCTAAGATTTCCAAATTCTACAAAATTACTAGCGTGGTAGTAACAGATGATACGCAAACAAGGGGGGGTCATTGTACATGCATCACCACACATACCCTCAGCACTGCGACACTACGTCCACGTACCCTCCTCCTGCCTACCGTTACAGTACCCCACCACGTACACTCTCAGCTCCTCTCACACATTGTACAGGACGCTGACAGGTACCCTCCCATTGCCTTGACTCTATGTCAACACATCCTCTTACGTACACTCTCACAGTAGTAGGAGTACGTGTGGAGGTGTAGGTGTTGGGACATGTGTCGAAGGGTGCTGGGAGTGTGTGTACAGGTCTGTGTTGCAATGTATGCTAATGGTATTGAGGGTAGCGCTAGAGGCTAGTGGTAATAGACACGTTCTTACGACACACATTACGGGACTGGCTTGCTTACATTACCACATCATACATGGCTAGTACATAGTGTGAGTACGGTCTATGTGTAAGACTTAGTACAGATACTATTACATTTAGTAGTAATGTTAAGTAGTAATGTAGTTAGTAATACTAAGTAGTAATACTTTGACAAGATGTAGTAATATACTAATAGTACCTTATAAGTATTTGGTGTTGTAGTTATCTTTTACTTTATTCTTTTAAAATCTTTTAAAGTCTTTTAAGTAGTAGTCAGAGTAGTGTAACAGATACTTATACGTTGTCTGGAGCGTGTTAGTCGTCGGAAGTAGTACGTTGTCTAAATATCTCAGTACGACCGTATGCTATGCCATCCATTACTTCGATCTTAGTGTTCTCAGATGGTGTCCATACAGTGTCGTCATGCTCTAAGATTAGCTTTTGTATGTCACTTTTAATGATGTGCTCGACTCCTTGGTAGTACTGGTACTGAGGACTGTAGAGTGTCCTTCGAAATGTCTTGGGAATACTTACTTTAGTCGTCATTATCTTCTATCTCTTCATCTGATTTGTGCTCTAACAGATCCTCATTTGAGGCATCCTCTAATGCTTCTAGATCACCACACTTACACGGTGATGTGCCACAAGTATTACACACTGTCATAGTGTTAGCTAAGAGTACTGGATTGTTGCCTGTAGCCATTATGATGTTGAATGGAGATACATTTTCTTCGTCTGTATGCATCTCTATTGACGATAGTTTAGCATCGTAATAAGGTGCTGCAGACTCAGCTGCTCTGAGGCGTATCTTCATGTTCTGTTCTTCATCATTCATTACACTGGCAAGGAATTCAGCAGGTGTTAACATACCATTGTCTACTAACTCTTGGCGTAATGTCTTCTTGTTCTTGGAACCTTTAGGACGACCACCCTTTGGACGATTAGCAGGATCAGCCCACTTGGCTTGTTCAGCCTTTAGAGCAGGACTCTTACCTCTCTTGTACTTACCATTTGGATTCTTATCGTAGTTCTTATGTCCGTCTGACTCAACGAAACACATGTCATCTTCATTCTCTATACCATTGGCTTGTAGCTGTTTGGTCATCTTTTCTATCTGACGTTGAAGATCCTCTCTACTAACATCATCACTTACGTCTTTGCGCCATTGCATGAGGTATCTCCTTCTATGATAGTGACTGTTCCCGTTTGAATTGTATTTTTAAGCTCTCTAAAGTCCTTTCCATAGCACCTGTATCGTAGTGTTCTTTGTAAGTCTTTAGCTCTGCTATCTTTATTGTAAGCTCTCTGATAGTAACGTCCAAACCATTAATTCGAACACAGTCTATATTAGATGTTCCTGTGATAGCCATTATTCAGTGTCCTCTGATAAGTGTTCGAATAACGCTTCATGTATCATTAGACCAGAAGACCAAGACCAGCTTTGAAAGTCTATTCCAGCATCGTCCATGGTGTCTGCAATCTCTTGCAAGTCCATAGATATTTGATAATCTTCCATCAATAGTACTTGTATAGATCGGAATTCACCTAACTCTAGCTCAGCACCTATGGAATTAAATTCGATATCGTCGTTAGGAGTAGTGCCTAAGTCAATTGTTAAATCTCGATAATCGCTCATCACTGCCTCCTCTGTTGTTTAGTTTCCTTTGCTATTAATGCGAGCTTTAGCTTTAGCAGCTGCTTTCTTAGCTTTGGCTTCTTTAGTTGTTTTAGCTGCAGCTGTGAAATTAGCATTGCTTGGTGCGTTCTTGCTTCCTACTTTGTTCATTCTCTCACCAGAACCGCCATCAATTCTCTTCTGCTTAGCACGTATGTTGTCGTATAATCCAGCCATAATAATCTCCTACCATTTAACCTTATCAGACCAATAAGCTGCAGACATCTTGCCTTTAGCTATGTTCTTTCCATGTCTAGCCTTGAAGGATGCACGTTTAGCTTTCATTGCTTTAGACTCACCTTCTTTGGGTTTGCCAGCAGTACTTGCGCCTTGTTCACCAAAGCGAATCATGCGTATAGTTGATCCACCACCGCCTTGCTTTACTTCCATAGCCAGCACTACGTGTGACTTAGTCGGATGCTTAGGTGTGCGCTTTGGCTTATTGTAACCAGCAAATACCTCGCCTCTATATTCAATACTCATAATGATCTCCTTCTTTACAAAGTATCTTTTACATAAAACAATATACCGACAAATGTAACTAGAAAAAGCATAGTTAATACTGTTACTAATAAACCTTTTTCTACATTACTCTGTATCTTTTTGCTTCTTAACTTTTGTTTTGTTGCTAAAGCTTTTTGCTTCTTGTGAAATTCGTCACGGAATTGTTGATACTTGTAGTATCCCTGAATAGATTGTTTATTTAACATAAACTCTAGTTCTTTCTCTTGTCTTTCTATCGCTTGTTTGGCTTGGTATGCAGCTAATACATCTCCTGTTCCCATCTTGGCTTTTTGCTGGATAGATTGACTTGCGCTAAAATACTTAGTTAAAGCTGAACCTGCGTCTGCAATATCTTTTCCATTAGATAGTGTAGTCTTAATCACTTTGAAAGCTGCATTAGCTATCATTAATTCTGCTAACATATCCATACCCTCCTTGTATACTCTTGAGGAATACCATATGGCTCCCTAGATGGTTGCACTACAAGGTACTCTGCGTTTACTGCATGGGTTTGTGGCTCAATAAGAGGTCTGTAACCTGCTGGAGAAAGCTCAGGTGATGCGTGTATTGGGTAAATTTCTAAAGGACTCATCTTTCTTCCTTTTACATTGCTTAGTGTGCGGCTCTGTCATCTCTGCAGAGTACATTTTACTACATGCAATACACTGATATATGTTATCAGTTTTCCAGACTTGATGCCTAGGTATGTTCTTATTAGGATGTTTTACTACCATTGATTACCCCTTTGTTCCTTGGAACACGTGAGTGATTATTGGGCCTTTTCCGCTTCCGAACCTGCGCTCGTATGCGTCCACCGTAAATGAGGACTTAAGTTCAATTCCGTTACCGTACATTACGCCAACAGTGATCTTTTTGCCTATGTACTTATTAAGAGCATGGTACTTCATGAAGCTGTCATTGTCCTCGATCAGGACGTTAAACCGTACTTCAACCGAACTTGTATCTTCAAAGATGGTTGGATTCGGGTCTGTGATATTCTCTACTACTTGCTTCATTTCTCCTACTTGGATGTAGAAAGCGTAGTTAGAGCTGTCTCTTTTATAATAATTAATCTTCATAATAGCACCTTTAGTGTCTTATTGTTGTTGAGTTATACACAGCCACATGGCTATATATTATTGAATTTGGAGAGGTTTTAGTACGTAGTCGGGTGACCTCCAACCGACCAAATAAGCATTCATGCTACCCTAGAGGCAGTACATCTCGGAATTTAACCGAGCTTGTAGTGTTATTAGTCTTATCTACTTAGAACAGTCTTACAGTGCTTATCACTGCCACAACGTCCCATTGGGCTTAGTTATAGCTGGAATAGTAACCTTAAAATCATTGATTGATCCTGTGCTATTTATTCATAATACAGTGTTTTAAAAGTTTAGGGCAACCTTTTGTTTGGCCTAATGTTGCCCACAAAGTACTCAATCTCATGCGACTCAATCATAGGATTAGCATTAATCAACATGTTGAACCAGTAATCATTATCTCTTTTATCAGTGATAGAGTGGATTAAGTGGTAATAAGACTTCAACAAAGTGACAGTGTTTTCCTCCCTTTCGGAGCGTATACCTCCCAGTTTGCGTGTTATCGTGGCCAAGACGAGAGTTTTACGTTTACCCTCATCATTGATCATGCGAACACAACTGCGACCTTTTGAGTCGATCATGGGCTTGATTAAGTTACCGTGCTTGTTGTATATCCTGTGGTTTGACACGTCAATACAATACTGGGAGAAGCCTTCAACGGGCAACCTTTTGTTGCTCATACAAGATCCTTGAATTCATCTACGAAGTAATATTTATTCTTGGTATAGTCAACTTTGACGATTTTGTCATTGTGCCTACAGCCAGCAATAGCCTTTTTCATTCCTGTCAAAAAGCTCTGGTTAGACTTCCAACCTGCTGATTTTGAAGGATCTTTACCTCGGTCAACCCAAGTCTTGCCTGTGCGATTTTCAGTACGTTCAACGTATTGGTTGAGGGTATCGTAGAGAAAATAGTACTGATTAACTTTGTCGAACATAAAAGACAAAGCGTCTGGTCGAAGAAACCCACCACCCACTGCAAAGTAACCTTCTACAATGAAAGTGTCGTGGATTGCTGTGGCTTCTTCAAGAAAGTTATATATGGATTGCTTGTCGCCAAGCTTCCCGAATGTGTAGTCTGCTCCAACCCAGTTGCCTGATTTGGTCTTGTTTCCAACGATATATACACCATTAGCGTAAGCACGTCCAGCGTTTTTGATGACAATCTCAGCACCATTCTTCTCAAATACATAGTCGTGTACCTGATATGGTATGCCTGCAATATCATCTAAATACTCGATGAACATGTTAAGACGAGTGGACTTCCCTGTGGCACAACTGCCTAAAATACCGATGTAAGTCTTCATACTATTTTCTCCTCTACGGTGAGTGTAAACTTAGTTTTATCAACCTGATCGTTCAACCAGTCCTTATGTAGGAGCTCCTCTCGAGCGTCATAGAGCAGCTTCCATTCAACCCCAACCCAGTCTTTGGATGCAGTGTTGTCGATGTCTAGACGCTGTCTATCGAGGTAGTAGCCCACGTATCGTGAGTCTCTCTGCCTGAATAGCTTCTTAAAAGCACACATCATTGTTTCTACATTAAATGCGTCTACAAGGATATTAGGATACTCTTCTCGAATCTCTTCCATGATGTTTCTGATGGACATTTCTAAGAAATCTTTCTCTAATTGGGTGAACTCATGAACCCACTTCTTTTTCTTAAGGGTGATGTCGTCAACCCATCGGACTTTGTAAGCCCATTGCTTTTCCATACCCATAACCCAACAAGCACCATGTGTGATGGACTCTGCGTCCTTGTCTCCAAGGAACAATGTAGTTGGTTCTATATCGTATCCTGCTACCTGCTTAAGCGTTTGTGCCCAGTTCCAGACTGAGAACCGACCAAAGTGACGGATAGGCTTGAACGCCTTTGTCCACAGTACGTCGAAGTTCTCTTCTGGTGTTCCAGATAATAGGTTGTTAAAGTATTTGACCTGATCACCGCCAACCATCTTTTTGTAAGATGCGACTGTCTCAGGTAAATGTCTGCGTTGTTTAAGTTTGTCAGACTGAAATGGTAGACGTAGTTGTATGTCTTTCGTCCACCACTCCTCAAGTCTTTCAATCCCTGCACACTCTAGGTCTGGAAACTCATTCCAAATTAAGAGAGCAGTAGGAGCATGGTAGGTTATCGCATTGAGGAAGCATAGCCATAAGACTTGCTGTTCATTCATCTCCATGCGATCAATCACGTAGTTTAGCATCCAGACATTGGGATCAATATCTTTGCGCTGGGCACTGTTGGCGTAAAACTGTTTAAATAGTTCTCTGCGCATGCATCCTCCTGTGGGGTAATTGTTATCGTTTAAATTTGTAAAGACACCAGATAGACATATTGCCTTCAAGGTAGTTAGTGAGAGCTGAGGCCCGTTTGGCTTTAGCTGTTGGCTTCTTCTTAGCTTTGACAATAGGTTTGTCGTTTACTTTCTTGACTTTTGCTAGGGATTTAGTATCCATAATAAGTCCTCCTGTTAATTTATCTTTGCTGGCACAGAGTCGTAACCGTGAAAGTCATGATAATGTGTAGCTATGTCTTTCAACCAAGGGTACTTCTTAAAGTGTCGAGGTTGAACGTAATATATACTCTTTGCAGGAACAAGGATGAACAATCTTCGAAGGTCATCATCTTCTACAAGCAGAGTACGTTGCAGATAACCCATAAGATGGGCTGCTAAACTGTAAGCTTGTGCTTCTGATTTTAATGGGTCAGGCAGAGGTTTCTCAGACCTTGGTGCGTGAATGCCTAAGTACACGTTTCCAACAAGTCTCCGTTCATCTCCTCCTAAGAATAACAAACTACAAGCTGAGGCACAGATGACCACTCGGTCTTCACCTTTGGCTGCGAGTGCATTACTTGCCTTAGTGTAGGATCCTGGAATATATACTAATTCTCCTTCAAGATTTATTAAAGGCAGGTTCGCAACAACAGTGGTGACATCTAAATCTTTAAGTGTTTCAGCCAAGCACATTCCCTCAAACAAAGAACCTCCTGGAGATTCTAAGATAACGGTAAATGCTTCTCCGTCTTTGGGTAGTAGTGATTTAATCTTATTACAATCATTCTCACCTACTGCTCCCACTAGGGAATACACATTAGGTCTCAACATCGTAAATGTGAGGTTGGTGGTGTAACTAGGTATTGTAACAGCAGACAGGTGAGCAGGGTTAGCGTGTGCGAACATAGATAATGCCCACAACACCGCTGCTAATACTACTGTTTTGATATACGACATAATCTCTCCTTTAGGTCTATAACTCTTCACGTAAATAATATTCACCCATAGTATAAATACTCTGGGCCACCTGTGCGGTCTTCTTGACTCCGAACACAGGATTTTCTTTCAACAGCTTCTGTCGGCTCTTAGTAGGGGGTAAGAAGAGTTCTGGGAACGAGTCCCATTGCTCCCTAAGGGATACTTGTTCGTCCTTGCTCGGTGCTATAGGGATGTCTACACGGATGCTACCACTTGGGTCAACCCCGTAACCAATGATACCGTTACGATAGTGCCAACCAATACTAGTAGGAGTGCAAGACATCTTTAATCGAATGAATGGGTAATTGTCTGTCATGTGTTTCATTATCTCCCAGTACAGGGATGAAGCGTAACCTTTGCCTTCACTGTCTGGAATCGTGTAGATTTCATACAGGTTAGCGTAGTCTTTCTTCTGCAACACAGTTATGTGACACACTGCCACAATCTGTCCATCAACTTCTAATACGAATGGGTCATGTCTTCCATAGTTGTGAAAACGAATCCATAGGTTGTGTGCACCCTTGGCGAACTTAGTGTTCTTCTCTCCTTCTGGTAAAGTTTCGAGAAACTTCTCCATCTCTTCTTGATTAGCTCTACGCATAGGGTTCTCCTTAGTAGATTAAAATAATGGTTACCAAAACGGCAGTAACAATAAAGATGGAGGCACCGATTATGGCACCTCTCATACTTATTCTTTCCAATGCTCTCTGAACCACAGATATCTTCATTGGTTTCATTCGCATAACAACTCCTATGTTAGTCGTTATACCGATAACGGTAAGTGTGGAATGAAGGTCGAACTGTGTTATTCTCACTATGAAAAGTAATGACACAAAAGTCTTGATCATCCCTGAAGGTGATACTTACACCAGTCTGGAGGATAGTTCCTTTGAAATTCATAGTACCATGTTTGTACATATCGTCAGCAACTTCTTCAGCGACAAGACTGATTGCTTGGATTGCCATAGGGACTTTCTCAACTTTTAAAATAGTTTTGACGCTACTCTTACTCGCCATTAAGACACCTCCACCTTATGTAGTCGCTTAAGGTCACGTACAATACCTGCCACATTGTTGCTTACGGTTAGCTTGTTAGTCTCTGATTCCAAAGTGTGGGTGCTGACTGCACCTAATGCTGCCTCCAACACTTTGAATCCTTCACGCAAGTAACGCTCTCGGGATGCAACAGATAACTTCCTGCCTGACTTCTCTTCACGTACTGCAATCATTCGTTCTACTATGTTCATAATGTATTCCTCTTAAATTTCATTTGATGTACTTGTCTGCTAATTTCTTGACTATGTATAGTACTGCTATAATTGTCATCAAAACTCCTGCTTCAAAGTATAAGTTTCCTGTGCTACTGTCCACTACAATACTGTCGGTACTTATTTCTATCCTACAATCGTCGCACGATTCACTCATGAGAGTTCTTTTGTGCAAGAATAAATGTAAGTAGTCGGCATGTACTCAGTGGGGTTATATGTTACTGCCTTTCTTGAGATAAGTCCATCAACAAAGTCAATGGTTATACTATCGTACGGTGCGCCATAATGGGCAGTAGAAAGGTATTGGTTACATTCTTGGATACTGTCAACAAGGGTCTTGGGACTCAAGGTCACCTCCCCTGATGAAAAGATTATCGTTATTAACAGCGCATACATCTTAGTCCTCCAGTTCTAACAGCATGTCTTCGAGAGTCATGTGTCTATAGTTGTAGTTCATATTGTCATCACGATCTTCTGCATCCATCTCAGCGTGTCTTACTTTGTGACAGCTGGGGCATAACAGGTCGCATTCTTTATCGTACTCTTCCTTGAGGAGAGGCCATTTCCAGTCTCGTACCGTTTCCCATCCTGGACGACCTGACTTATGTCGAGGTATAACGTGGTGGAATTCAAGTATATCGAATCTGTCAGACCTTCCACAATCTTGACAAGTATCAGAGCGAAGTGCTTTCAAGCAATTCAGCTTCAATCTTCGAGTCTGCGATCGGGTCATCAGCTACCTCCTTACCTTTGTACACTGAACTGATTGATCCCACTACCTCACAGTTGAGGTCGGGGGCATACACTTCCATGTACTCTTTCTCGAAGAAAGCAATGTTCTCTTCTTCAGTCAAGCCTACCTTGTACACACAGTCCACTACATCTTTGATATGTGTTTCATCGGTGTAGCCTTTGTGTGGCTTGTAACAACGAACTGTTACGTACTTGTAATTTAATTCCATCGACCCCTCCTATTACTTACATGTTTATAGATTGGTTGCTATTTCTTAATTGTAATTCCGTTCCACTGCCTGTTACTTCTACCATGTATGGTGTGTGTTTCTGTCCAGATGCTCGAAGCATTATATCCCGAGTGCTGGTAAGGATAAACCCATTATGTAAGTCCGTACGCCATAGAGGTCGTAGAGAATTACGCCATCCAGAAACAGTGCCATTGCGATCAATTGTAACGACAGCAATGCTAGAGCTAGAGAGGCTAGCCGCACAATCGCTCGGTGTATCGCCTGACGTGAGTTTCTTGAGTAGAATCTCAGAGTCGTTCCTAGTATCAAAATCGTAACCATAAGTCTCCTTCCATGTCTCAGGGGGTTCTTGAGTTATAACTCCATTGTGGGCCATAAACAATGTTTTGCTAGCAAGAGGTTGATGGTACTCCATGTCAGATGTACTATATCTCGCATGTGCGATCATCTTTATGTTTCCTGATTCAACCACTCTGTCCCAGTCGATTAACTCTCGAGAGAGCTTTTTTATAGGCACACCAACCTTTATCCTGACCATACCTGAAGGATTGTACCAGACTGCTCCTGATGCGTGCATACCTCGTATTTGAGTCTGTTCTAACACTCTCTTGACGAGTGTGAGGTCAGCTTCTGTAACATCTGTTAACGATACTCCGATTACTCCGCACATGCTAAGAATCCTTTTTACGTAGATACATCAGACCCTTGTCGAGAATAATGCCACCAGCTATGAATGCTACTGTGGCAATGCGTGGGTCAGAGGTTACTAAAGAGACAGACAGTACACTAATAGTGCCGCCTACCAAGAATATTCCAAGTACTTCTGCAAATGATCTCATAACATTACTCCTAAAGTTGGATGGGAACAAAAGAACAAAGTGAATAGGATAATATACCCGATAAAGACTAGTTTAAATACGTTTTTGTCGTTCACCTTACTGCTAGTCTTCTTCTTCACGCTGTCCTCCTGCTAATTAAATTAAATCTGTATCAATTACTACTGTACAGTTGAGTGCTTTTGCTAGTCCTGTTGGACTGATGTACTCCTGTCCGACACCTAACACATCTTCTAAAGATATGTCTAGTCTGCGTTCGAAATCACCTTCATACACTAGCTCTGCACAAGACAAAGCTGTGACTCCTAGTTCAAATTGGATATCGTATTCAGTTCCTTCATAACTCTTCACTTGTTCTACAAACTTCTTAGTGTAAGTCTTGGTAAAGTCGTCACAACGTAACACAACAACACGTGTTGCTTCAAAACAAATGTCAGCAACAGTACTCTTAGTGTAGTCGGTATGAGTCATCTCTGAGACTTCCCACTTCCTATCTTTACTGACGCAAACCGCTGCATGACTAAATTCTCCACCGATGATAAATGTAGTAAGTTTCTTGTTGTCGGTAGTGAGGATTATGTCTCCAGTGCGTATAGCTTGATACACTTCGTGGTACTTTTCTCCTCGCATTGAGGTGTAATAAGTGCTGAACCGAATGTACGGTAGAACGTCTTTGAGCATCTTAGCGTATATCCAAGTGCCCATTAGCCATAGTTTAAATTTTGCAATCATATTGTATCTCTCTCTAGTTGTGGAAGCTAGCCATGTAAGCTTCAAATTCAGTTTCTGTTGTGTAAAATTTAATCACTCGCTGGAAAGCCAATAAGTTATCCAGTGTTGGGCTACCTCCGACATCTAAGTGCTGGTGGTACAAGGCTTCGTATTGAACTTGTAAATCTATAATTGTTATTGAGTCCATATCGTTTCTCCTTCTGTGTGTTATCATAATACAGTGTTTTACGTTAGGTCTGCCATACACGCACTCACCGATTAGGTGGGGTGTTCGCTTTTGATACTGTCGACAGGAACAGCAGCGCAGTAGGCACATAACCTATAGTGACACGTGGTAATAGTCGATTTCGACTGTGAAATGTCAGGTCATGCTACTCCTACCTCAGGAATTGATGTCTTCCAGAAACAGCTTAAGCGTCCCCATATCATCTTGTATCCCAATTCCAATATCGATAACGTTCAGGTTGACATAAGTCCTACCTAAGCTATCTATAACTTCTACTCGATTAATGTACCCGAAGTGTTTGTCCAACACCTTAAGTGCTTGACATACCTCTGCTGGTACGTTTTTGTCTGATAGCAATATGCTACTCATAAAACCTCCAATTGTTCTGCCAGAGCATACAGCTTGGCTTCTTCGTTTTGAATGTGAACAAACTCTTTGGAATGAAAGTCAATAACTTTATAGGTTCCTCTGAGTACGTCCATGCGTACTTGGTCTCCTACAATAAAAGTGACACCATTCTTGTCTTTGCCTGTAGTCATCATAATTCTATTCTTCCTTCTGTTGTTACCGTAGCACTTCCGAATTGACGGATGCTGATAAAGTTATTCTTCTGATGTGCTGCACTCCAACGTATTGTGGGTGCCATGAAGAACAAAAGAGAATCTTTAACAGGGATACCTGAACCCATTTGTCCATCGTCATAATATTCTTTATAACCTTCTACAAGTCCAAAGTCTATACCTGATGAGAAAAAGTAAGGAACCTCTACTCGTAAGCTTAAGTACTTGCAACCACCTTTTACATTAAAACTGTTGACGAACTTCATCTGACCAAAACCCATGAAACCGTAACAGCTTTCAGTTCCTGTTGCTTCCCAGTGGTCTTCGTTCAGAGGCATTCTATTGCCTGTCTCCAGACATCTGTAAGTGTTGTGTAGACCAAAGTCGTGGTGACCTTTGGCTTTGGTTGTTACGTAAACCTTGTGTGTTGCTACAAAGTATATGTACAAAACTAAAAACAACAACCACTCAGGTGCATATTGAGGAAACAGAGTAGGAAATATAAGCGAGCATATTATCAATAGCTCCAACTTAGGTAAAAAGTAATCTCTCATGACTGTCTCCTTGTGTGTTAAATGTCGTCGTTGCCATCCCGTTTGCGGTCAGCTTGAGCCATACATTCTGAAATAGTGTATTTCCCCTGTACCATACACAAAGACATATCT